CTGCTTGTAGAGGCGCTTCTTCTCCTTCTCCACCAGCTCCTTTATCAGCCTCTCCCTCTCGTCCGGGTCCCTGGTCCTGAGGATGCGGTCGATGTCCTTCTTCATCCTCATCTCCATCTGCTCCCGGTGCAGGCGCTTCTCCTTCTCGGTCGGGCGCTCCTCCTTCAGCATGCGCTCCTTGGTGCGCTTCACCTCCCGCTCACGCACGACCTTGGTGATGTTGTGCTGGACGGCCGGCAGTATGCGCTCGAACACGGCCTTGACGTGCTTGCAGATGACGAAGTTCCCCCGCAGGTCGAGCCTCTGGGTCGGTGCCTGGAGGAGGGGGCGGGCCTGCCCGTGCAGCCCGTCCCGCTGGTGGAGGTTCCACTGCGCCCCCCAGTAGAGGAACGCCGGGCAGGAGCAGCTTACCCTTACGTCCAGCCTCTTGGCGTCCTGGGTCTCCTCCACCTGGGAGAGGTCGAACTGGACCTGCACGTCATGGCCACGGGGGTCGGAGTAGCTCTCGTGGCACACCACGTTGTACTCCAGGTAAAGCTCCTTGGGACGGCTCCGCTTCAGGGTAGGCTGGCACCCTGCCCTCCGCTTCACGCTGAAGGCGTTCGTCTGCCTCACCAGCTCCGGGAGGCTTATCGCCACCTTCGTGTACGGAGGGTGGAGGACGATTACGGGAACCTGTACCCAGAGCCTGGTGTCCAGGCTGGATGGGAGGCTTGCAAAGGCCATAGACCCCTCAATCTATGGTTCGCTTATTCGGTTATGCTCGGGTTGCTCTGGCGGGTCACCGGGGCCTTGTACCTGGGACGGGGGAGGGTCGGGGGGATGCACGGCGAAGTCAATCTCGCCTGCGGGGGCAGGCTTCTTCCTCTTCCTCTCCCTCTTGGGGGTCTCCCCTGGGGGCCCGACTCTTGCCTGGCCGTCCACGAGCGCCACGCCCAGGTCGGAGGGGAATGCATTGTAGTCGGGGAGCAGGCGCTTGAAGCCGGTAAGGTGCGGGCTGGTAAGAGGGGGGTCGCTTGGCGGGGTAGGCAGGCCGTGCGGGTCGGGGGCAGGCTCGGCCGCCTTGAGCGGGCTGGCATACCCGCTGGCGAGGGTATCTATGGTGATTGTCCCGGCATTCTCCCTGGGAGGAGCCTCCTTGGTCGCCGGGGGGCCGGGCTTGGCAGGTACCCTGACCTCGGATATGAACCTGCTCTTCAGGAACGCCTCGATGGCCAGGGACTCTACCCTGAGGACCTTGACAAGCTGTCCGTTCCGGTATATGGCAAGCGACCCGCCGCTGTGCTGGGGGTCGTAGGAGAGCATGTCCCCTGGGCGGACGTAGAACCTTGACTTCTCGAAGTTTATGGTCGTGCTGGCCACATAGTTCGTCATCCCTGCTCCCCGTCCTTGGCCTTGTCCCCAAGGCAAGCGGCATACCTCTCCAGGACCTCGTCCAGCCCCCGGTTGAGTAGCTGGCGGTAGCCGTGGGAGACAGCCTCCTTAATAGCATCCCCGTAGCTCCATCCCGAGCGGATGCGTATTATGGCCACCACCATCCCGGTGCGGTCCTCCCCGTGCTGGCAGTGGATGAGCACCGGGGCCGGGAGGCTATCCATGGAGTTCAGCGCCCAGTCCAGGAGCGGCTGCGGCACCCCCTCCATGTATATCTGCTCCACGCTGATAGGGAACCAGAGGTGCTCGATGATGTAGGGGAGGCAGGCCTCTACCTCGGCGGAGGCAGGGCCGTGCCCCTCCAGGTTGACGATGGACCTGACCTTGGTGGCCAGCTCCTCGTAGTCCCTGAGGGCGGGGCGTCCGCTGCGGTAGTAGCGGGAGTCCACCTTCTCGAAGCGTATAGGCAGGCTCATGCCCCATAATACTGAGGTTTTCGGTGTGTCGGGGGGAAGAGACAGGAAGGCGAGGGCCCTGTTGGGCCCCCGCCTTGGAGGACTGTCGATGAAGGGCTTTAGTTCTCGCCCTGGTTGGTCGAGCCGTCCCAGGCCTTGTAGCGCCCGGTGACGGTGAGCCGCTGCACGCCGGAGGGGTTGAACACCAGGAAGCCCAGGTTCTCGAAGATGCTGAACCCAATCTGCCTGAGGTCCGGCCTGTCGGCGGACATGACGGTGAGCGGGATACGCTCCGGGATGACGCCCAGGAACTCGGCGTCCGCCAGGATGTAGACGCACCCGAAGCCGACCTTACGGGACTGGAGGAGGGTGGCTCCCCACAGGTATCCCATGACGCCGGTCTTGAGCAGCTTGCGCTGCGTCTCACGGTCGATGTTCTGCTGCGTCCACTTCAGGAGGTCCGTGTAGTCCCTCGGGTTGAAGAAGCAGAACGCCACAGACAGGTCGTGCCGCTGCACCTGCCCGAAGCCGTCAGCCATCGAGTTGAGGTCGATGGGCGGGCTGATGGCTATGTCCCCGTTGTAGACGGGGTCGAACAGGCCGCTGCCGGCCCTGGCTGCGTTGTCCAGCACCACCTGGGCGTTGGCTGCGGCTGCCACGGCGTCGAACAGCCCGAAGACGTACCCGTCCTCGGCTGCCCCAACCTCGGCCTTCGCCAGGTTGAGGGAGCGGGCGACCAGGTCGAACCGACGCTCCTTAATCTGCGTGATGGGAATCATCGGGTTCGACACGATTTCAAACGTCGGAACGGTGACACGCTTCGGCTTGGTGACCCGAACGATGTCGCCGCCCTCCTCGCCCACCACGAAGGCCTCGACAAAGGACCCGCCCGCAGGACCGGAAACGGTCTGGGCGGCAATGTCGAACTCCTTGTCGTAGATGGGCAGAGCGCCGTCCGGCAGGGTCTCGACCATGAGCGCCTTGCGTGCGATGCTCATGTAGTCACGACGCCTGCGGAGGGACGGTCCGAGGCTAGCGGCTAGCTTCTGCCGGCCGCCGGCCGTCTTCAGCAGTTGGCCTAGCATTGCCGTCTGCTGTTGAGTGCGGGAAAGGTTTGCCATCTGTTTGTCTCCTCTCGCTGCCTTATAGCAGGCTGGCTACGCCGAGCCAAGGCTCCTGGGTGGTCGGCACGTGAGTGCAGATTCCCACGGGGATGCGGTTGCCCGCCGTCTGGGAGTAGTTTCCAGACGAGGTGTACAGTCCCACGTTGGAGGCGTGAGCGCTGCTGCTGCCCCCGGCGTAGACGTACTGTCCTACTGCATAGGCCGCCAGGGCATAGGAGTTCGTGTCGTACGACTCCTGGTTGAGGTTCCCCTGCCAAAGCGCCCGGACAATCGGGGCCTTCTTGGAACCGGCAGGCCCGACTGCGCCAGAGAACTCGCCAGGGCCGTTGAGCAGCGTCCCGAAGGGGATGTTGCCCGCCGCCACGGTGGTGGTCGCCGTCGAGGTGTAGTAATTGTCGTTCGGGTTGTACGGGCCAGGGCCGACGATGCCTGCCTTGGCGGTCTCCATCCCCGAGACACCGGGGGTAGAGTCCACGTCGCAGGGCACGATGACAGTGCTGACCCCGACTGCGTTCTGGGGGTCTCCTGCCAGCGCCATGATGCGCCCGCCCAGGTATCCGGCGCTAATCAGCGTTTGCTGGTCGGTGCCGGGGTCGCCGGTCAGGAGCACGTCGGGCGTGCAGTTCACCGAGTCGTTCTGCCCGTAGTAGATGAGCTTTAGACCCATTTGACTACTCCATCGTAGGCGGTTGGATTATGCGGCCAGCCAGCCCGTCGTCCAGGGAGGGACATCCGGGGCTATAGCATGCCACACACGCCTACATATAAGGGGGTCCGTAGTTGTGGAACTTGGGAAATTCCGGCTAGAAGGGACGCCCGGAAGTCGGCTCCGGGCGCTTGTTTGGCGGGGTTCCAGCCGTGTAAGCCCGACTCGCTGGCATCTTGGGTACGGGAAGGAGGACGGAGGGGACAGGGACGAGGGAGGGAAGGCCTTCCCCCGTATATGTTATAAGGTCCCCCATGATGGGGCCGTAGGATGGGTTGGGTTGCATAGGGGCAAGGGGATAGCCCCCCGGCTGGCCCGGGGGGCGTTGACTGCGCATGCCTACCTGGCTACCGGCCCTCTCCGGCACCGCCGTCCCCGAACAGGGCGTCGGCGAGGTCGATGCTGCGGACAGCGTCCTTGTCGGAGGCGATAACCGGCTTTATCTTCCTCAGGGTAGCCGGGGCCTTCTTGTCAGCGGGCTTGGCGGCCGCCTTGCCCTGGGAAGAGGGTGCCTCGCCGTCCTTGGGGGACTCCAGCTTGGGCTGGGAGTCCTGCGGGACCCGGACGGGGCCCTTGCCAGGGCCAGAGTCCTTGAACTCCGGCAGGTCGGAGGTCTTGATGACCTCTGCCCACAGGGTGGCGGAGTGGTCGTCCTCGAAGTCCCTGCCGTCACTGCCGGCCGTGTCGCTCTGGAACTTCTTGGCCGCCTCCCCGGTGAAGCTGGGGACCACGTCTATGCCTGCCACCTGGGCAGCCGTCTTGACGTCGAGCAGGGCTGCCAGCGGGTCGGCGTCGGAGCCTACGACGGAGAACATGTCCTGGATGCTGCCCATGCCGCTGTCGTCGATGGCGGCCTCCAGCTCCACGGCGGCAGAGGGTGCAAAGAACTCTGCCCCGGAGTTGTCCCCCTCGTTGGCGAGTGCGGAGGTCTTGTCGTCGATGGCCTCCTCGTTGAAGATGCTGTCGAGGTTGAGCGCCTCCCCCTCTCCTTCCAGGGACTCGCCCTCCCCCTCAAGCTGCTCTCCGGTCTCCTCCAGCTCCTTGCCCTCGGTCTCAAGGACGCCCTCAGGGACCTCCTCGCCCTCCCTGGTCTCCGTAGAGATGTCCTTCTCAAGCTCCTTAATCTCCTCGGCGACCTCCTCGACCTTCTCGACGATGTCCTTAATCTTCTCCTCGGTCACCATCTCGGCCGCCCCCCCCTCGGCAGGGGGTGCGGGCGGGAGTGCGCCCTCGCCCTCGACGGGCGGGATGTCGGCGGGAGGCTCCTCAGCGGGCGTCTCCTCGACAGGAGGCTCCGCTGGCGGTGCTGCCCCGCCCTCGGCGGGCGGTGCGAGCGGTGCTGCGGGCGGTGCCGGGGGAGGAACGGGCTGGGCCGTCTTGGCAGAGGCGTCCTTCTTGGCGTCCTTGACCTCCTGCTTCGCCTTGGCCTTCTCCAGCTTCTCGTCCGCCTTGTCGCTCTCCTTGCCAGCGGACTTGCCCTCGGACAGGTTCACGGTGTCGCCGGGGCGCTCTCCTGCCCCTGGGCGCTCCGCAGCCTTGCCTGCATCGACTTCCTTCGGCTCGGAGTGGGTGCCGCCGCCGCAGCCACGGCCGTCGTTGTAGGTCGAGGGCTGGGGGCCGGAGTCCTTACGGTCGTCTGCCTGCTTCCCGGTGGCGCTCTTCGGGTCGCCCTTGACCTCGGACTTGACAGCTCCCTTCTCCTTGGTCAGGACGGAGGGGTCCTCAAGCAGGTCGTTCAGCTCGACCTTGTGGACCTTCTTGAACTCTTCGGCCACCTTGGTATAGTGGGCATTGACGGCGGTCTGCTTCAGGGCCGCAATCAGCGCCTTGGTGCCGTTCGCCAGCAGCGTTTGCGCAAAGGCCTTCTGCGCCTCCGGGGGCGCTGTGGGCAGCATGGTCTTGGCGATGGTCCAGGCGGCTGCGACACGGGTCTTGGCCTCCCTGGTTACCGCCTCCCTGCTGGCCTTCATGTCGGCTAGCGCTGTCTTCAGCGAGGTCTTGGAATCGTTTGCCATAGTCTTTCCTCTCTCAGGGTTAGGGCCACTACTGCCCTTCTTATCAGGAATCGGATAGTTGTCTTTCTTGGCCGCCTGGACGGGCGCTGGGGGTGGCGGAGGCGGTGTTTCCTCGGTGGGGGAAGGCTCGGGGGGTGCCTCTGGCGCAGGCGCAGGCTGCTCCGGGGCCTCGGCAGGGGGCTGCTCCGGGGGTAGTGCCCCGGCCTCCCCGGCCCCGCCCTCGGCGGACCTGCTGGTGGCTATCTCCCCTATGCTCTCGTCCAGGCCGTCTAGCTGGGAGCGGAGGCCCTCGGACCAGTGCATGCCCTCCTTGAGCCTCTGCCAGGCGGACAGGAGGTCAATCTTCTCCTTCATGCCCCGTATCTCACGCTCTATCTCCTGGCGCTTCTGGGCAAGGTAGTCGAAGGTCTTCCCCCCCTCGCCCTCGGGGAGGGTCATGTCCAGCCTGTTTATCTCGCTGTCAAGCTCGCCCAGCTCGGCCAGCTTGCGCTGGTAGGCGGCGATTAGGGGGTTGGGTCCTGCCATTATCTTAGGTTCCTCCCGTCGTCCATGGAGAGGAGGTACTCTCCCACATTAAGGCCCTGGTAGTTGTCGTTCTCCGAGGCTGCCTTGGCGAACTCCTCGTCCGAGGCCACCTGCCGGGTGTACTGGGTGGCAGGGCCGAGCCACTCCTCCGCCACTATGGACCTTTTGACCGCCCCTGGGAACGCCGGGGTCTGTACCCAGGACGCCTCCACGAACCGTACCCCGCCTCCTGGCAGGGACTTGTGGCCGCAAAGCTCGGCTATCCGCCTCGGCACGCCGTCGTCGTCGGGCAGGAAGGCCCCCTTGTTGAACTGGAGGTGGTGGCAGTAGGAGCCTGCGTCGGCCACCCTCTGGCCGCAGAAGGAGCAGATGACGAGGTCCGTCACGCACCCCATGCTGAGGTACTTGACCTTGCCGGTCCGTATGTCGTTCGCCAGCTTCCTGTGGGAGAGGTCCGTGGCGACCAGGATGTCCACGAAGTAGACGCTGTCCCTGGGGTCCTGGGTGAGGTGTATCCTCCGCAGGATGCTGTCGATGATGTGCCCCTTGGCGTACTTCGAGTTCTGGAAGTGCTCCACGAAGTTGAACGCCCCCACGAAGGTACGGTGGGACATCTTCATGACCTCGTTGGACCAGGCGTCGTCGTTGTTGTTCACCAGGTGGGCGCTGGCAGGGCGGATGAGGTAGTCGTAAGGCTCCTCCTCCGTGGCCACGGAGGACATGATGGTGCAGTGGCTCAGCAGGTACTTGCTCTGGGCGGACGAGGCGGTCTTCCAGAACCCCCTGGCCTCCGGGGACAGGGGGATATGGAAGGCAAGGCTCCCCCATGCCCTCTCCCAGTCATGGGAGGAGAGCACCGGCTCTCTGACCACCGCATTCGCCGTCTTGGGAAAGGCCATTTGCTCTGCCTACTAAAGGTGTTCCCTAGTATGTATTTGCCCTAGAGGGAGAAGAACGCCCCGCAACTACCACATTCCATTAGGCTTTCGCCAGGGCTGTCCGGGTCCTCGACAGGGCGGGCGTCCGTGGCCTTGCAGTTGGGGCATGCCCTTGCCTCCCCGTGGGGCTGCACGGACGGGAAGTCGGGCAGGCGGTACTCGTCCGGCATGGGCTGGGGCTTCGGGCCCTTGCCATAGGTGCTGGCCGGGGTGTCGAACGGGCCGTCCTCCCCCCTCCATACCCCCGTGTCCGTCTTCATGCGGGATATCTCTCCCGGAGGGGGCATCTGCCTGTACGGCCAGTCGGCACGCTTTTTTTGGTGCTTCTTGTGGGTCCGTATGATATCCCTGTCACGCATCGCCTTGGCCTGCGGGCCATAGCTTCGCTCGTAGTCCTCTATCTCGCCGATTGCCTCATCCGGGGCCCCGTCGTCCTTGCCGCTGAAGTCCGACAGGGGCCTGTCACGCCTTGCCTGCCACTTGCGGACCCTCTCCTCCATCTCGTCGTGGAGCTGGTTGAACCTCGCCAGCTCAGCGTCGGTAAGGCCGAGGTCGAGCTTCATCTGCTCGGGGGTCTTGGTGTAGTAGGCGCTCTCGAACCCCCGGTACTTCATGACCATCTCAGGGGGCAGGAGCTTCTCGCTGCTCCACAGCACGTCCTGGGCGGCCGCCTCCTTGGACACCATCTTGTCACGGAGGAGGTCCGAGACCTCCTTCGGGAGGGAGTCCAGCAGCCCCCCCTTCTCCATGCCCTTGATAAGGGAGTGGTAGGCGTAGCTGTCCTGGGGCCTTATCCTCAGCGCCCTCTCCAGCTCGTATATCGCCCCCCCTATCTCCCCCTCCTGTGCCAGGGCGATGCCCAGCATGAAGTGTGCTGGGCCGTTGTAGGGGTTGCTGTCCAGGGACTTCTTCAGGAGGTCCGCTGCCTCGTCCGGCTTGCCGTGCTCGAAGGCCTCCTTGCCTTCCTCGTAGAGCTTCTTGGCCAGCAGCGGGTCCCCCCTGCCCCTGGCTGCCTGCACCCCCATCTCCTTGAGGTGCTTCCTGTCCTCCTCCGTAAGCTCCAGGGTAGGCTCCTGGATGCGTATCCTCACCGTGTCCTGCACGCCGGGGGGAAGGGAGGTCCACCTGAAGTGGGTCCAGTACTTGTCTATCCCCAGCCTGTCCGCCATGCTGCGCCTGGTGTCGGCAGGGGTGCCGGCCCACCATGAGGCGGCGTCCTCCGCTGTCTTCCTCCTCGCCTGGATGCCCATGGCCCTAAGCTCCTGCTTGTCCCTATCGGTAAGGTCGAGGGACGGCTCTCCCCCCTTCTGGGGCCGTTTCGGAGGTTCGCTGCCCTTCCTGTACGGGACCGCCTCCACGTCGTTCCTCGACGGGGCTGGCCGTCCCGAGTGGTTGGCGGTCCAGTGCTTGTAGAAGACGCTGTCAACGCCGTCCTTCGTGAAGTTCTTGAGGGCGACCCCGCATTCGGGGCAGGTTATCCTCCACTCCCATCCGCCTGTAGGCTCGTCAATCTCGTCCAGGTACTTGGGGGGCCTCAGGTCCGGGTGGTCTATGGCATAGTGGTCGATGAGGGCGCTGCGGGCGAAGTCCGCCGAGTCGAAGAACTGGCTCTCGCCGTCTAGGTCCGGGATGAACCTCCCGCACTCGTAGCAGGCCTCCATCCACCCCTCGGGGTACTCCGTAGGGTACTGGGCGGCAGGCTGGTTGATGAACGTCCTGCCCGGCCCCTGGGGAGGGGGGGCGCTCCTTCTTAGCGGCCTCCCGTATATGGTCCCGAGGTCGGTCACGTCCTCGTCCGGCTCGTCCTCCGCCGTGCCTGCCCCCTTGTGCAGGGGGATAGGGGGGTTGCCGGTCTCGTCGATAAGGGAGTCGTCGAGGTGCTTGCGGGGCTTGGGGGGGAGGAACTCGGGGGTCTCGTGCGGGTCGATGTCGGGGACGAGCACGGCACCAGTCCTCTCCTGGAGGCCCTCCGCAACCTGCTCCAGGGCCTTCCTGTCCGCCTGGGGGTTGTCCTGGGCCACCTCGTTGACCACCTGCCTGACCTGGGACTGGGGGGTGGGCGGCGGCTGGGCAGGCTGGCCAGGCTCGGCCTGGGGCTGCTGCTGCGGGGGCATCGTGGGGCTAGGGGGGGTAGGGGGGGTCCAGCGTGGATGGGAGGGGTCCTCCTTGGAGGCAGGGAGGCCGGATTCGGTGCCGCCTATCGGGGTGCCCGTGCCGTACGACTTCTCGGTGGCGGTCTTGGGGTCGTTTATCCCCTCGACAATCCCGTGGTGCCAGTTCCTCCCGCACTTGTTGCACTTTGCGGTCTCGAAGTCGGCCGGCATCAGGCCATAGTCGTCGGAGCCGCAGTACGGGCAGCAGGGCTTGTCCCCCTCGCTCTCCTTGAAGAACGTGGCTGTCTCCGGGTCAGGCTCCTTGGGGACGAGGAGGGGGTTGGAGGGGAGCACCTGCTGGGTAAGCCCCTTCAGGGAGGCGGATATGCCCATGCCCCCCAGGAATCCCCTGTCCTCCTCGGTGAACAGCTCCGCAGGCTCCCTCCTGCCCCTGCCGATGTCGTCCCCGCACCTCGTGCAGGACTCGTCCTGCTCCATGAAGAAGAGGGGCTGCGGGACGTGCTCGGAGTCCGTGGCCCAGGGGGCATCCGTGCCGGGGGCGGGCGGGAGGATAAGGTGCTTGTCCACCAGCTCGTCGATGATGTCCTGCCCGCAGGTGGGGCAGTAGACCTCGGACCGGTAGAGGTAGGCGTCGAGGCCCGGTGCCTCCTCCTTGAGGTCTTCCCGGAATCTCTCGGCGTCCGTATGGGCAGACTTGAGCAGGAGGGGAGCGTCCTCCAGGTCCTCCACCACCTTGATGGGGGTCTCGGACACCGCCTGCTTGGCCCCGCTGGCCGCCCTGGGGGCGGCCCCTGACACCAGGAGGTCAATCTCCCTGGCTATCCTCCTGACGTCGTTGTCCTTAATCTGCCCGAACTGGGCTAGGACCTGGGCGGCACGGTAGGCCGGCTCAGAGGGATGGGCAGCGTTCTTCTTGACAAGGCCCTTCATCTGCCAAAGGCGCTGCATCTCCTCCGGGGTGGCCTCCCCCCGCTCATACCTGCGCTGGAGGCGGTCCTGCTCCTTGCGTGTCTTGGCAGGGATGGGGGGGTTGCCCCTGCCCGTGCCGGCCTCCTTGAACCTGCACCCGAAGCCCCCCTTGTGCCAGTGCTCGTGCCACTGGTGGCCGCAGGTGCATACGGACTTGTCCTTCTCGCTCTCCGTGAAGCCGTGGCACTCGCACCTATGGGAGGCGGTAAGGGCGTGCGGTACCCTTCTGCCCGTCCTCTTGACCTCCTCCAGGCTCCTGGCCCCCAGGGCCCTGGCAAGCTCCTTCACCCTCGGAAGCTCGGAGGGGGGGGTGTCGAGGTACACCTTTACGCCCTCCGGGAAACGGGATATGGCAGCGCTGAACCCTTCCCCGAAGACCTGCGAGACTATCCTGCGGACCTCCTCCGTGTCGCCCAGGCCCGTCAGGACCTCCCAGTCAGTGTTGCCCCGGCGGCCCCCGTGCTTGGTCCTCTCCGGCTCCGTCCCCTTCTCCCCGAACGGCATGTTGTAGTCGTCGTCCTCCCCCGGCCTGGCATGGTGCTGCTCCGTGGCGAAGCCGGGGTCGTCGTAAAGCTCGGCCTTGTCGAACCCTCCTACCCCGCCTCCTGGGGTCGGGAGCATGGTGCCTTTCTTGTCTAGCAGGGGCGAGTGTGGCATGGTTCTCCTCAACTAAAGCAGCGTATAGCGGGTTTTCGGTATTCCAGGGATATGAGGAAGGTGATAGGCCTGATACATGCCTCCCTGTCGGACGACCTGCTGAGCAGGGAGTGGCGGGGGAGGCGGAGGCCCTCCGACCACCCGACCTTCGGGCACTGCTACCTGGGGGCAGAGGCGCTATGGCACCTCTGGGGGAAGAGGAGGGGGTTCTACCCCAAGGTGATAAGCGGGAGGGGGTGGACCCACTGGTTCCTGGAGCACCAGGACGGCAGGATAGCCGACCCGACGTCGGGCCAGTGGGGCGGGAAGAGGATTCCCTACGAGAGGGGGAGGCGCTGTGCCTTCCTGACGCAGCGTCCCTCCAGGAGATGCAGGAGACTGCTAGGCAGGGTATACTACCAAGCCCGAGGAAGTGTTATTTTCCGATAAACTGCTCGAAGGTCTCGATGAAGATGGCCCCAGGGTAGCGCTTGACAACGGCGGCCTTCACCTGCTCCACCGTCCATACCTTGCCCCTGCTCTTGAGCGCCATCGTCCAGAACTTGTCCGCTGGCTCGCCGGGCATGCGAAAGAGGACCTTGCCCTTGGCAAGGCGTGCGAACTGCGCCCGCTGCGCCTTCTCCTCCTCCCACTTGCCAGCCGCCTCGTTGACGAGGTGCTCAAGGTCCTGCTTCATCTCGAACGGCTCGGGGCCTATGCCGGTGACTACCTCCGGGGGCAGGCTGAGGCTGGCGATGTACTGCTCCACGGCCTCCTCGTTCTCCCGCTCCCTGCGCCCCGACTCCTCGGGGGACAGGTCGGGGCTGTACCCTGCCCAGTTGAAGTACATCCCGCCGCCGTTCCCGTCGTCGATGCAGTAGCCGACCTTCCTGCCGTCGAGGTAGAGGTCGCAGTCCAGGGTAGGGCCCTCCATGCCACGGTGCGACTTGATGTTGGATATTGCCAGCCGGGGGGCCTTGCCTATAGTGATGGTCGCCATATCGGGTGTATCCTCCTACGGTTAGTATACATCGGGATACACTATTGGCGGGGGGATTCTATCGGCGGCTGCGGATGTCCAGGCCCAGCCTCCTGGCATGCTCTAGGCACTGCTCCCTGCCCTCCCTGCTAGTGACGGAGCCTGGCCCGTCGTCGGTGGGGTCGGAGCAGAACATGGCCTGGAAGGTCTTGGTCAGCCCCTCCTTCTCGAAGAGGATGAACACCCTCCTGGTCTTGGTGTTGTAGACCAGCCTCCAGCACTTGCGGGCCGGGGACACGTTCACCCAGGCCTGCTCACGGACCACCTTCCCTGGCATCCGCCCGCACCTCCGCAAAGGATTCAAGAGCCAGA